AGCTACCCTTGAGGAAGTAGCTGAGGGTGGCGGGGCTTATGCCGAGGGCCTTTGAGACTTTCGTCTGCGAGGCTCCCGTGCGTGACATGTAGTCGTTGAGCTGTTCGATAATCTGTTCCATATCTATCCTTATGGGTTGTTGTTGAAAGCGGGAGCCTCCGGGGGCGGCATACAAGGAGGTGTGTGAAGTGTTGCGGCATGTGCCGCTGCCCCCATCGGCAAATTCGTTAGATGAGTCTGTGTTCCTTGAGCCTTGCCTTTACCCGGAAGTAAGTGCGGATTTCGTCAGGCTGAACCATTTCTGGCATCTTGCCGCCGTTCCTGATGATGGCAACGGCCTTCTCGACGTTTCTTGTCGCTACAGGCCCTGCCACGGCTTGAAAAATCCTGAGGAGTTTGGTTGAGTCAATGTTTTCCATTATGCGTGCCTCGCGAGTTCTTCCCAGAGCGATTCGGGTTCGGCGGTTTCGCCGTCGTCATCGTCTCCGAGCAGGTTGATGATTTCGCCGTTGCCGACAAGCTTCTCGCTCTTGAGCTGGGCGGTGTCCTTGTCGTGGCGGGTGATATGAGTCGGTCCTTCCGGGATGAACACGCCCTGCGGGCCTACTGCGGTGCGCATGGCACTGATGTAGTCCGCCGCCTGTTCCTTTGTCATTTCCGGGCAGATTTCCTTGAGGAGCTTTTCTTCGTGACGCTTGCGTGCAACGCCTTCGGCAATCTGCTGCTTGCTCACCACATCGTCATCCTTGACCATGGCTCCCACGGAGCTTTGCAGGTAGCATTCACCGATGAGCTTCTTGTCTGCATCGTAGCACCAGGCGGTGCGCATGTCTTCGGGGTCGTATCTGAAAGTAACCTCGCGGCCCTTGTAAACCGGCATCCATTCGGCCCAGTACCAAGTATCCATCTGTGCGTAATGGAAGCCCATGTGCATGATGCGACCAGTTACTGTGCGGCTTACGAGCATGGAGAGCGTGTCCTTCGATACGCGGCGCATCGGTTCACGCTTCACGATTTCTTCGTTCCAGAGCTGAGCACGGGTCATGCCGTTGTGGTGTTTGCCCTGGCACGGAAGGCCGGGGAACACGTTCGTCATGTAATCCTGTGCGAGGTCGTAGAACTCTTCCCAAGTGAGGAAGTCGCCACGCTTGAGCACGCCCTTCAAGGGTTCAGGCTTTTCTACCACCGTGCCACCCTTGAAGCTGTTGAACAGCCTGTCAAAGCCGTTTTTAATGACCAGGAAGTTTCGTTCAATGATCTTTGCACGTGCGTTGCGGACTATGGCGAAGTGCATCTTGATGCCGAGGCGGCTTGCCAGGGATTCCGCATACTGTTCGTCCTCGACAATCTTGTTGCCACGGCTTTGGCCGGAGAAGTCGCGGTTGCGGTATTCGCGGCCATTATCGACGTAGAGTTCTTCTGGGAGTCCGTAGCGTTCGATGCCGTTGCGGATTGCCCTGAGCGTGTTTTCCGTGCCCGGTGCGTCGTGGTGCAAGCACCAGCCCATGGGCATGTAGGTCTTGAAGTCCATGAAGAGCGTGATGTAGCAGGTGGCGGGTTTCTCTTGACCCGGAACTTTCACGAACACGTCCCACGTGCGGGTATCGCCCACCCATACCTGACCGGCCTTGAGGTCGGAGTAGTCACGGTCGAGGTGGTAGCCCTTGTTGTCGTAGAACTTCTTCTTGCCTTCGCGTGCAAAGTAGATGACATCGGGGGCGAACTCGGTCTTGAGCCTGCGGGTAAAAGCGGATGCGCTTGGGAACTCGCTTTCGTCTGCGACTTCGCCGCGTTCCATCGCCTTGCCGAGTGCTATCATGCGGCAAGAAAAAACGCTTATCTTGTTCGCTGTCAAGTATGCGGTCTTGAAGTCTTCGAACATCGCATCGCTCACGGTGGATTTCATCGTTTCGCGGTGGTTGATGAGGGCAATCTTGCCACAGTCATCGACTGCTGCACGCTGACGGTAGATGCTCTTGATGCTCGTCTTCATTTCGGGGTGTGCACGGTTCCAGTCATCGACGAACCGCCCAAGCTCCTTCGTGCCCGTGATGCCTTCGCACTTCAAGAGGATGAGCGTCCACTTGTCATAGTTCTTCTTGGATCTCCCGCAAGAACGGTCGTAGGCGCGGTTCAGAAGGTCAAGGTCTTCCTTGGGCCTTGCCACGCTCGAAAGTTCAGGCAGGCATCCTGCGATATAGCGGTCGCATGCCTCTTTCGGGAGCGAGCGGACGTTTATCTTCACGACCTTGCGTCCGTTTTCCTCTTGCCATTCGTATTCCCAAAGAGGGAGCTGGCGGCGGACGTGTCGCTCGGAAATGCCCAGAAGCTCTGCGGCCTTTTCTGTGGATATCCAAATAGGTTTCATAAAAATCTCTCTTAATCAGCCATTGTCTATACGGGTGCATTAAGAAGGTTTCTTCTCAAATGGACTCGCTTGATGAAATTTCTCGCAAAACCTTCCATCTTCATCGGATCGTTGCAAGGACTAAGCCGCCCGCCAAGCCGCACGTGCGTAGAGTATCCGATGCGGTATCCGCTGTAATGGAGTTCGTCGGCGACGAAGTTGTCCTCGTCTCCCCAGGTCCCGTCAAACGCCGAATGGAATATGCGCCCGCCGTTTAGCATGCGGAGCTTCCTGATGCCTTCGCGGCAAATCCACATACCGCATGTATAGCAGCCGTATGCAAAAGGCCTGCCATCTTTTTGCCAGGGAACGATGCCGTCCACACCATCAGTCCGCATGAAGCCTCGCAGTTCCGAGTGCTCGTATTGTGCATCGACCCCGTAACAGATGCAGTCATACTTACTTTTCAACCGTTCAATGTCCGCTACTATGTCACCTTGCGGCACCTTGTCGCCGTCGAGGAAGAAAATATCGTCGTCGATTCCTTCCGCTCCCAAGTCGCGCATTTTACCTGCAAGGAAACCTATACCTGACGAATTGATACGGTACCTACAACCTTCTACGGGCTCGCACCTGTCGAATACGAACAGCGGTTCAACCGGCGACAGCGCCGCCATCATCGGAGCTACGAACTCCTGCTGGTCCTTGTTGATTACGACAACGTGCATATATCAGTACCCGAAAGTGACATACAATTTACTGCCGATCAGGGTAGCCCACGCGCTTGTCGGTTTCTCTCTTGCCCCGCCCTTGTTAAGGATTAACGCCGCCCCTGCGGCAACCTCATACGTCACGAAACCGCTGGCAGATACGGTGTACCATGTAATCGCCGTTCCAAGATTGTTGAAAATCACCACGTTATTGCCCATGGGATACCATAATTCGAACCTGTAAGTTTTATTCTTGATAAATTGCGATAGTGCTATATACCTATTCGGAGCATAGTAGGTATTTTCGCAGATTATATTGCTTTTCAGTGAGGCGTACAAATCTGAAGACGCCTCCTCATAAAGGCACGCGTCTTTAACGGATACGCTGATAGGCAAGTCGCTAGGCTCAAACTTGGTCGTGAACACATTGTCGTGCACAATGTTTTCAGAGTAATTATTCTGTCCGACAGTGTACGTCCAGCTCGAAAGCCCGTTGTCGATTGTGTTGCCACGGTCTCTACTGCCGTATGAAAGCGGGTACAGCTGGTACGAAACCCACTTATCCTGCAAGTAATAGCGGTCGATAAATATCCCGATTGTAAAGGTTATTGACCCGGCACTTTTTTCGACGACAAAAAGCCGCACGTCAAGAATATTCATCGCTGATGCAGAGAAGTTCTCGGAGTACACCCGGTACAGTTTCGCGTCAGACGGGTCGTCTGGAACGACACCGCTACTAACGTTCCCTCTGAGCCATAGGCGGAACACAAACTCCTGCGGGACCTGACCGTCATGCACCACCAGCTTGAACGTGCTAGACTCCTCCCAGTTATTGGTATAAGTAGCAGCATTGAAGGCCAGCATGATATACCTATTGGTATTCGCATCGTAGGTCTGCGTTGCGTACACCCTGGCGTAGTTGAAAACCTTGTACGTTCCGAGTTCAACTGCCGTTCCGCCCGAAGCAGCTATGGTCTTCGTACTCCCGTTGATGGACACTGAATGCGTATGGGTAGTGCTAGATTTCAAATCCAATGCAGTCTTGATTGTGCCTGAGGAAGTGTTGTAATTGGTGGCGGTGTTGGCCGTGCCTCCATAATTAGTCACCGTGAGGCCCAGGACTGAGGATATCTTGCCCTTGATGTAGTTCCAGAACTTCACGGCGAGGGCGGTCTTGAGCTTCGTGCCGTCGAGCGTCTTGACGATCGGCGTGCTGTCGTCGATATCTGCGCTGTCGGCCTCTACGGATAACGTGTTCTGCTTCTTGCCGAGCTCCACCTCGATGGACTTGGAGTTTCCCTGGGCATCCATGAAGTGTGTCGGAGTAAAGTTGAGATTGTTGTTGTCCTTGTCCTGCAATCCTTTTGCGTCGTACTCTGCCATGACGTACCCCTAGCGGTTGAGAGACCTTGCGGTCATTGCGTCCATCACTTCGGTGGGCAGGTCGTTGTTGCAGAAAACGACCGAGCCTTCGCAGCGGAACTGGCGTGCGACCTGTTCCTTCCAGAGCATGTCGAGCACGCGGCCCGCCTTGAGGCAACGCCCGCAGGCGTGGTGGCCGTTGATGTAGAGGTTCGACTTACCGCCGCAGCATTCGCAGTGGCGGACTTGGGTGAACACGAGCGAGACGCGTGGTCTTGCGGAACGATGAATAAGAGTGGTATTCATGGTCGTTCTCCTTACTGCTTGACGTTTTCCGGGGCGATGCCCACGACAGCAACGTGGACTGCGTTCTGGCTGCGGCTCTGTTCCTTTGCCATGCGGTTTTTTTCGACAATCCACGGGCAATTGCTGAGGATGGCGTTCTGGATACGGATGAGCGTCTGCTTGAGGTCGTTGTTATCGTTATCACGCTGGCTGAGCCTTTCGTATTGCCTCAGGCAGAGGTCGATGAGCTGTTTTTCGAGCAGCGTGCGGGTGGGCTCGTTGGCGAGAATCTTGAGCGTCTTGCGGTTGAGTTCGTAATGCATGTTGTTTCTCCTTAGCGGTTGGGGGTGGTGCGGAACTTTGTCCGCTCGTGGTGGATTTTTGCACTGACAAGGCGGTATTCCTTGGTGCCGGGCTTGAAGTTGCGACGGAGCGTGTCAAGCTCGACGATGCGCCTCATCTGTGATTTCTTGAGCTCCGTCATGGGCCTAGCCCTCCAGGTCCTTGAGTGCGCGGGTGATGAGGAACTTCACGAACTCCTTGTTGTTGGGGAACGTGTGGCCCTCGTTGTAGAGCTTGAGCTTCGCGGCGTTGATTTTTTCGGTCAAGGGCTTCGGGAAGGTCATCGACGGCATCATGTTGGGGAACAGTTCGCACTGGCCCGAAAGTTCTGTCTTGGCGGCTTCGAACTTCGCCTGGTCATCCGGGTTGCTGAACTCGATTTTACGCTTGACGGCATACTTGCCCGTCTTGCGGATGGACGGGAGCACGTCTTCCATGACCCAGCGTTCGAAGTTGCGGGCTTCGGGCATGTTGGAACGCATGATGAGGCGGTAAACGTCCGGTTCGCTGATGGCGATCATCACCTGCTTGCCACCCTTCGTATCGATGACGAGTTTCTTGGCTAGCTCGTTTGTGCCGTCGAGGTCCTTGCTGTCATAGACCTTGCCGCAGTGCTGCTTGATGACCGAAGCCGTGTTTTTGGTATAGCCGAGAACCTTCACGATATCGTCTGCGACGAACCACACATTCTTTTCGGTGTCGATGCTCATGCGGATGGACGTGTCGTTGAAGATGCGGTAACGAAGCTTGAGGGCGGTCGCCGTTGTTGGGTCAAGTTCGCCTTCTTCGAGGCCCTGTTCCTTGACGATGCACTTTGCACTGGAGTTGGAATATTCGACCGGGACAAGCGGACTTTCAGGGAAAGCGGCGTTTTCGCCATAGAGGACTTCGTTGTTGGAACCGTCCGTGCCGAGAACTTCGTCGAGCTTTTTGGCGGTTTCGAGCAGGCTTTCTTCGCCGTTTCCTTTGTCCGAAGGGTCGCCCGATTTGGTCCCCCCTTTGGCGGTGTTTTCGGTATCTTCATCGTAAATGGACTTGATCATTATGCTACCTCTTTTTTGACAATTCCAAGGTTTTGGAGGATGGGGGTGAGTTGCTTGTTGGAGCGGTAGCCTGTGGCTACTTCCCTTATGTAGTGCGGGCTGTAGGGCTTTCCTGCGATTTCTGATACCGCGTTGGCGACCGCTATCCATGAGATTTTTGTCTCTGTAAGATTTTTAATTGTTGGCATGGGCAAATCCTTTTTTTACCTTTGCTTTGTAGTGGTGGTTGTTACCACTACATAACATAATATAACATTGAAATAACATTATGTCAATACCCAAAAACGAAAAAATGTTAGAAAATGTTAAAAAGTTCGCTTTTGAGCATTTTGGAAGCCTTAAAGGTTTGGCTGATGCTATGGGCATTAAGCCGCAAAACCTTAATTCATACATTAAAGGCGAGGTAAAAATAGGCCCGAAATTCCTGTATAGATTAAAATCTGTTGGCTTTAACGATAACATTGATATAACATTACCTAAAAATCAAAATGTTATTTTAGAGAAGAAAGAAAACAAAGCCATAGAAGGTCTCGACATCAAGGGAGCGATAGCCCTGTCCAACACACCCCTTGAACGGCTTGCCCAGCTCGTAGGGGTCGCCCCCGCCGTGCTCTCCTCCTGGCAAGACGGCTCGGCCACGCCCACGCCCACGCAACTCTCCACGCTGTTCAACCTCGTCGTCGCCCTCGGCCTCTCCGCCCAAACCGCCGCCAAGCAAGACCCACCCACCCAAGCTACCGCGTGAGCGGGAACTTGATTGAATTGGTTCCGCACTTTTGAAGAATGATATAATTTAGTGGTAGGCGGGCAGGAAATCCCGCTGCTTGCCAGGTAGGCAAGCTGATTCCAATGGAGGAATCCATGAATAGGGTAGTGCGTTTTTCGCATGAAGTGTTTTACTTTGTCAAGGCAACCAGCAATGCTCCGGTTTGCCCAGCTCCCAATGGTCTCGCTACGATTTATCATCAAAGCGAAAAAGCCGTAAAGGTTCCTGAAGACGACGGTTATGTACTCGACCGCCGTCCGATAGCAAATGCCGAAACGGCGTTTGAGGTCTTGGTCAATAGACTGAGAATGCTTTATATGGGTGCTGAGCCAAACATTTCCGACATTCCCGAACCGTCGGGAGAGAAGGAAAAACTTGACGCGTTGAAAGCAATCTGCGAACCGATAGAGAATCAATAGACCGAGAGTGTCCGCCCCGCACCTGCGGGGCGACACCTTCTTTTTCAAGGAATTATTATGCCCACCACAACCGTCATCGACACCATCCACCACGTCATCTACGACACCGTGCATACATCTGTTTTTGATACTGTTCATACTGTTTCCTTCGATACGGTTCATTCATTGGTTTATGATTCTGCTTCAGTCACGCTTCAGGCACTAAGAGACTCGCAGACGTTCTATCAAGACGCGTTTAATAACCTTCTTATGCTTGTGAGTGTTGCAATAGCTATTGTGTCAATCATATTGTCACTTGTATCTTTTGTGATATCAAAATATGACTCGAAAAAATTGAAGACACAATTTGATGTAAGATCGTCGGAAGTGGCGAAGGAAGCCTCCGCCAAAATAGCGGTCGAAACAAAGAACGAATTTGCCAAGGCGATTGAGGAACAAAAGAAACATCTTGACGAAGCCAACAAAAACTCTAAAAAGTTATGGGATGAAACAATTCCCCTTGTCATCAATTCTGCAAAACGAACGAATGACGATGCGGTCGCTATCAGCGATCTTTGCAATGTAATAAAGCTTCTTCCTGGCAACCTCGATGAAGACCAAGCTACTTTAGTCATGAAAGAAATTCTTCCTGAGCTCGACAAAAGAATTCGGTCTCTCGAACCGGTGAAGGGTTTTGACAACTTTGTAATGGACGTGCAGAAACTGCTTAATTTCTTTAGACCAAAATTGTCGCCTAGCATGAACAAAGCGAAGAAAAATGTTATTGAAAAATTGATTGATGAAATTGTAGCCATTGCGAACTCCAGACTGGATGAGTTTTGCAAGATTAAGGACAGCGAATTTTCAGCCCGTACTGGTAGATTTTATGTAGCCCCAAGAAATAAGCCGGATACAAAGCGAAGAAAAAAATAGGCGACCAGCAATGTTGTGTTAGGCTGGGGAATGTTATCAAATAAAGAGGCAATCCTATGCACATTTGGTAGACGGTCTTCAAGATGAAGAAAATCAACACCCATCTTGTTTTGATAAATTTTTTTCATACGGACTCCTTTGGTTTTTCACTTCCTTTGTTGTGAATTTTGATTTTTGCTTTGTTTTTAGCTATATTTGAATTACAGATGAGCGTCTGGGATTCCCTTACATTTGATGACTTGCCGAACGAGGATTTAAAGTGGGTTGCAAAGACCCTCGGTCTTGATGTCGCCAAGAGAATCTGGAAACGCTTTGCGGGTAATCATGTAGCCTGTCCATCCCGGATGACTCCGAACGCTGTGCGTCGCTACATGGCTGACAACTGCGAAAAGACAGTCCACCAGCTTGCCTTCGAGACGGGCGTGAGCGAACGCACGATTTACCGCTACCTCAACTTTGTGCCAAAGAAGCGTGACAGCGGGCAGATGTCTCTTTTCTAGGGTCATTTGATTCCTTCGGTTAAGTGTTCTTGACAATGTGCTGAATCATCATGTTTTCGATAATCTTCACGTCTTCGTCTTGCAGGAGCATGTAGGGGCGTGCCGGTATGTTTGAGCCGGGGTGTTTTACCTTTCCGTAAATTGCTGGAACTCCGTGCCACATAAAGCTAAGAGCTCTCTTATTCTTGTACCATATTTCGTGTGCTGGAGTTTTGCCACCAAAATGGAGAATTGCCGCATATTTTTGCGGCCCGGTCATGATTGTAACTCCCGATTCATCATTATCCACCTTGTAGTGGATTTGCCTCATAAGAGCACCCGTGCCAATCATCGTCTTGCCCTTTGGTTTTTCTGTTTCCACCCAACGGGTGGGGCGACCGCCTACACGGAAATTTTGCTTTATGCTCTTGACAGCAAGGTTGCCAACAGCCGCCAAAACGGGCTTCAAATGAACGGCATGGTCGTTCATGACCTCGATTAGGGCGTCAAATTTGTGGTCATCTATGGTTGCGTTGATGAAACTTGCCATGGGGTATTGACTTTCCTTGTGAAAAATGGTATATTATGAATATCTCTCGGTCGGACTGCCATGCCAGAATGAAGCCGGGGGACCCCTATGGCGTGCCTGGGCGACCAATGGGCAAGATTTTTTACAAAAAACTTTTTCCATCCAATTTGATTTTCTTTCGGTCTTCCTTAACGGCTGTCCATGCCGTTAGTTTATGTTTGTACGCCCTGAATACAAAAACGATGTTTTTTTGCTTATTTCCGTGCGCTTTATCGAAAACTCCGTAAAAAATTGCATTGAGCGAAACCTCGTGTCTGTTGGGTTGTTCCTGAAACGATATTCTGAAATCTGTCGGGTTACTCAAGGTTGCTACAAACATGTTGATAAACCTCGACCTTTCGGGGTGCAGCATCAGATGTTTTCCAAATTCCTTGTAATCGATAACCAAGGGATAGGTCATTTCGTTGACTTTCTTCATCAAGACAGCCCCTCCTTTGAAAAACCGAGCATCCTTCCTCCAGTCGAAAGCATTCTTCAACGCTGATTCAAAGTTCGTGCAGAAGTCCGTTATATTGTCAACTTGCTCGTTATATTGAGGCATTGGAATGGGCTTAAAATTTTTAGGCAACTCGAATGAGTCAGGCTTCCAGACGCCTTCCTGTGGAACATCCTTGTACTTTTCCCAGGTTGTTCCTGAAACTCCCATATAAGCGTCGCCGATACTGTAATCCCAGTTTTTGCCTATGTTGCTTGTGTCGTCTGCCGGGGTCGGGGCTTTCGTTTGTTTCTCTAGGCCCGCGTCCATTTCGTACTTGGAAATAAACTCCTTTTCGCAAAGACAGCCAAAGCCGTTGGGTGGGCTGTGCTTTTCCCACCACGGGTCGTTTACAGGGAGCACCGTGCCGTTCCACGCCTTGTGTTCATCGCGGCTTGTGGGCATCATCATGCAGACATACTTTGCGTGGGTGAAAACATCAGGCATTGCTCTGGCTTGGGCTTCTTGAGCGGCAGCAGTACAGGTTAGCATATTTGTTTGGTAAATGACTTTCGAACGCCATGCACCGTATTTCGGCTTTTTCATCTTTTCGTCAAAGCTAGGGTCTGATTCACGCCACTTGCTTGCGATAGAGTAAAAACGATTGCGAAAATCTTGTAGGGATTCTCCGTTTTTTATGGCTGCGTTTACAGCACTTCTAAAATCTCGCAGAATATCCTCCTGCATACATCCTGCAACCGTAAAAGCTCGAACGTGCATGGCACCTTTGATATCGTCCCATTTTTTTGTAGGGAGGACTCTCAATTTGTTCTCGAAAAACTTGACAGCTTCCTTGTACGCGCCCTGTTGGAATTTGATGTCCTTAGCCATCGATTACGCCTGCTTTTTTGAGAATGGAGAAACGGCCTGCGAGGTCAGCGGCAAGGAACGCTTGTTCCATTTCTTCGGCAATCTTATCCATGGGCATTTCGCCGTAGCAGCCAATGAGCTTGTCGCGGACTTCTTCGAGGCTTTTGGCGTTCTCTACGAGTTCACGGATGGGGGCGAGGAAGTCCACCTTTTCGCAGTTCTCAGCGAGTTGTTCGGTGAAGTCGTTCACCTGGTTACGAAGCTCATGGCTTGTGTTTCGGACTTTTGCCTTTCCGGGCTTCGGGTCGTGTTCCGCAAACATCGCACCGCCTTGTTGGACTTCGGTCATCTCGAAATACTTTTCGTCGATACCGTAAACATCGGTGATGTACTGGGCATTGAACTTGACACCAAGCTGCGTGAGCTTCACGTCACGTTCGAGGCGGGCTTCTTGCAAGTCTTCCGGGAGGATGATGTTCATCCACGGGATTTCTTTTTCGTTCGGCCAGTTGATTTCGTAGATCCAGCGGATGAGCTGGTTGATGCTGGATTCTACCATTGCGGCATCGTCGAGGGCTAGGTCTGCGCGCACATCGTTGTGCACGGTTGCCATCGCCTGTGTGCCACCTGCGCTTGTCTGTTCGGTGGTGAGAGTTTCGCCAAGCCAAGCCTTGGACATGGCCTTGTCTGCCCACGCTATGATTTCTGCGTGCGGGTTCGTGCCGCTCAGGCGAGTTTCCAGAAGTTCCACGGAGCCGGTCTGCGGGATGACTGCGACTGCATCGCGGACAAGGCCCACGAGCATTTTGAGGAAGTCCTGCTGTTCTTTTTCGGTCGCGGTGGGCGGCACCTTGCCGATAGCCTTGGGCATACCGTACTTTTCGACAAAGAGCATCCAGAACTTGAGACCGCCTTTCTTGAATGCGAGAGGCCAGAAGCAACGGGAATATACCGCGTTGCCGTAGGGGTTCGTCACTGTCGGTCTGTTGCGGGTCACAAGGAACTTTCGGTCGGGCATTTGTTCGCGGGTGCTGTCCTTTTTTTGCAACAGGAGTTCGCCGTCGTTGCCGAACTTGAACCATTCCTGTTTACGGTCCTTAATGGCCGTGGGCAAAATAAGGACTCCGATTTCGGTCTGCACGGCATTCCAAACAATCTCGTGCACGGCGAAACCGAAGCCGATAGCTTCGAGCATCTGCGAAATCGTGTTGCGGAGGTCAATGTTCCAAAGGTATTCTTCGATGAATTGCGCTTTCTTGGCGTCGCCCTTGCTGCCGTCGATTGTCCATGCACGGCTCGTGATGGACGCGAACCTCTTGTTTTTGACGGCATCGAGGTGTGCATCCACCATTTCGCGGTAAACCTTGATGTTCCCGCCGTTCTTCTGGAGGATTGTATCCGGATTCGGCAGGTAGTCTAGCCCGGTGATATACTCGGCGACATTCCGGGTGGCGACTTCCTTTGCAAGCTGCAATTCGCGCTTGTTTTGGGTCTCGTTCTGTTGTTTTTTGTTCTTTTTGCTCATGCAATCCTCGGTAGTTTTCTAATCCTTTTGAATCGCCGTTCAAATTCGTTGAAAAATGATTTTTTAAAGTTTGTAGTCCGTTTACTAGGGTAAAACGAAAACAGGCTTAAAAGGGCCTTTCTGTGCAATTTTTAAAACCCGTCAAAATTCACGTTTTGCCCCTTGAACGGGTCTGCCGTTTGCGCGAATATCGGGCCCGTGTCGCTTGCGTTTTTCGCATGGTATGCCAAAGCCGCTCCCCAGAAGAAGTCGCCGTGGCCCTGCTCGGTGCTTGCGGCATCGTAGCGGACGTTCCCTGCAGAGGTGACAATCTTACGGACGGCGTGGATGCTTTCGGCCTGCTCGTCCTCGATTTTGGTGTCAATGCCCGGGAACTTCGGGCACTTCTCGATGATGAGCTTCTGGTCTTCAAAAGCCTGCAAAAGGTTGATGGCGAGGTCGGCTTTTACCGTATTCGAGAAAAGAACGCCCTCTACCTTGACCGTGCCGAACTTGTCCTGGGCTCGTTCTGTGAACTGGTCACCGCATCCGGTACGGTCAATACAGCCGCGGATGAGGTTCGGTAGTTTTAGGAACTTGTAAAGCTTCTGTTCCAAATAGCTCCACTTCTTGTTCTGATAGGCCTCTACTGCGCGACAAATCAGGCGGTCGCCAATGTCTTCAAAAACGTAAATGACGTAAAGGTGACGGTGGCGGGCTACGTCGCAACCCAGGTAGAGCGGGCCTTTGGCCTTTTCGAGCCCGAGAACGCCCTGACGCTCGCAGCTGTGAATCAGGTCGTAACTGATCATGGCTTTGGATTCGTCCTGCGGGTTGCAGCAGTATTCCTCTTGCCAGATGGCTTCGGTGAGGCATCCCTTGTGTTCGTTTTCCAGCCACGCTTCGCGTTCTTTCCTGGAGAGCTTTCGCCCGCAGATACGGTCGGCGAGGCCTTCTTCCACTGCGAGCTGGATAGGAACGGTGTGCACGCTGTAATCGAGTTCGCCTTTTTTGCACTTGTCGATGATCAGGTAGAAAAGCGAGTTGACGCCGTTGTGCGTAGAGAGTATGCGGATTGAGTAACCCCACATGGCGGCGGGCTTCGCGGCTGCCCACATCTTGCGGTCGTCCTTGTGGTGTGCCGCTTCGTCCCAGACAATCTTACCGCCTTTTGAGCGGAACGCCTTTGGGTTGCTGGATAGCGCGTAAATTTTTGAACCGTTGTTGAACTCGATTACTTTGGACTTTACGCCTTTGTCTTCGTCGGCAAACTCACATTCGGAAATATCCTCGCAGTTGATTTCCGCCAGCGCCTTTGCAATCGTGTTCAGCTTCGCAACCCAACCGGCTATGTAATCCATGTATTCTGCGGCGGCGGTCATGTCTGCCGAGCTGAAGAATATCTTCAGTCCGGGCTGTTCGATGCAGTCCTGCACGTCTTCGAAGCTCTGCACGTAAGTTCCACCGATACGGCGGGACTTTTCGAGGATTTTAACCTTGCTCTTGTCGAGCAAGTACCTCTTTTGGTACGGAAAAAAGTAGTCGATTAGGCTTTGGTCGGGCATAGTCCAAGAGCTTCCTTCATTTTGGCGAGAGCGGCTTTCTGTTTTTCTTCCGGGGAAAGTTCGGACTTGTTGGCCTTGGGTGCCACGGCCTCGTACTTGCGGGCATGTTCTGCCGTGTCGATGATTCGCTGGAGGGCGGTGTAGCGTTCGGGTGCAACTTTAACGCCGTCAAGCTCGTCTTGCTTGATTTTGCGAGCCATTACTTCGCCCAGTTCAAAGAGCTGTGCGTGGAAATTCTTTTCGCCACCGCTTATGGCGACACGGGCTTCGTCCCAATGTTCCTCGGCTTTCCATGTCTGCAAGGTGCGAGTAGAAACGTTAATAGCCCGGCTGATGTCTGCCAGGCTCATTTGGTGGATGGTGTAGAGTTCCTTTGCGCGGGGCTTGAGTTCAGCTTTGCTCATTGCATTCTCCCGGAAGGTGCATGGTTTTCGGCACAGCAGGCACGTATCGTTTCAAGTGCACGTTTCTGGTCGTCGCTGTACTGTTTTAACACGGCTTCCCAGCGTACCTGGTCATTGGCGGCGTTCTTTTCCCACTTGGCGTTTTCGTTAGTGTAAAAGATGGCCAGCATGACGGCGAACACGACGCTAATGCCAAACTGCTTGAAAGCTTCAATCCAAAAATTCTTGTCCATATAGTGCCTCGCAACAAACTTACTTGATGAACCGTGACATAGGACATGACTCTGTCATCTCCTCTTTCGGTTTTCTGCTTGTAACTTTGAAGCCATGAAAGACAAGAAACTTTTGAAATCCGATGATCTCAAGGAACCGTGGGTCGAAGCGTTCAAGGTCGGCAAGGTCACTGACATGGCTGGCAAGGAACACAACTTCAGCGAAGCGGACCTCGAAGATTTGAACGAAGGTATTCACGAACAGCTCAAGGCCGGTTACCAGCCGCCGCTCGTCAAGGGGCACCCGAAAGTCGATGATCCGCGTGTCGGCTCAATTGTCGATTCCAAGGTGGAAGACAACGTGCTCAAGGTGAAGCTCGACGACGTGAATAACGACTTTGCCGAAGAGGTGAAGAAGGGCGGCTTCAAGTACCTTTCAGCGTCTGTTTACAGCAACTTGAAAAAGGGTTTAAGACACCTCGGAGCACTTGGCGCTCACGCCCCTGCGATGAAGGGCATGGCCCCGCTTTGCTTTGGCGAAGGAATGTTTGCCGAAGCGGACAAGGGCGTAACCGAACAGGATGTGTGCATGTTCGCGGAATCGTTCGCATGGGATAGGCTTGTCCCGGCATCGGTCTTTGAACGACTTATCTGGAAGCTTGAATCTATCGGTTCGCTTTTCCGCTCGCAGCGCGAACAGCTGATTGAAAAGGACGGTATCGATGCTGCTAACAAATTTTACCCGGAATACATAGTGAAGGATCTCGAATCCGTGCGTGACGTAATCAAGGATTCGAACAACTTCCCGAAACAGACGACTGTAAAAGACACAACCGCTGACACCGCCTCCTCCTTCGGGGAACCGGGGGAGGTTGGCGGCGGCGATGGTAAACAAAATACTGACGAAGGAGAAAATGGTTCTGGTTCGCCGGAGAACGGGAATCAGGATCCTCAGCCTACAACGCCCCCTCACGACGAGCCGACCGCATCTATCCCGGAAGGCCATTCTAGCGAAGCGGCGCGGTTGAGCGAAGAGAACGCGGCACTCAAGGCCGAAAATGATGCCCTCAAGGCTGACAAGCTTGCAGCGGAGCGTCTGCGTGCCGGGGCTGCGTTCTCCGAGACTTTGGACAAGGCTATTGCCGATGGCCGCTGTAATCAGGTACTCAAGGATAACCTGATGAAGGTTTTCGGAGTGTGCCAGGAAGTGCCTGTTGATGGCGAAGGCTGCTTTGGCGAAGGCGATGACCGTGTGAATGTCGCGGATGTGCTTGCCAAGACGGTTGCCGCGCTCCCGAAGATCGTGGAGCTCGGAGAAGCTCCCGAAATGCGCGACACTCCGCAACTTGCGGCGGGCGAAGCTCTTGCCAAGTACAAGGCTGAACAGGAATCCAAGGGGCGTGTGCTTTCGTTTGCTGAAGCTGCGGAAGAATACGACCGCATCAAGGTTTAACAAAACAAGGAGAATCCCATGAAGGGTAATGTCCTCAATTTCACCGCAGAAGCTGCGGTCCCCGCTTTCCGCTTTGCCAAGGCTGGCACCACGGAAGGTAACGTGAAACTTGCCGGTGCAGGAGAAACCGCACTTGGCGCTACTGGCGAATTGGATACTGCTGAAGGTTGCCGTTGCGATGTGCAGCTCGATGGCATTGCCGAAGTCGAATGTGGTGGCTCTGTCACGTTCGGCGCGGCTCTTGAACCCGACGCGAACGGAAAGGCTGTTACCGCATCGACCACTCCGGGATGCGCGACCGCCCTTGAAAGCGGTTCGGCTGGCGACATCATCCGCGTGAAGCTCGACTGCGTGGGCGTGCCCACTACGCCTGTGAACGCGATGAAGTACAAGGCTGCGACCGGCGGGGGTTCCAAGAATACCTTCGTGAAGCTCGGTTCTACCGCTGGCGAAGTCACCACCGCAGGTGCTGGCGACGCTGTGCTCGGTGTGGCCCTTGCCGATGCCGCAGCCGGTGCGGATGTGGAAGTGCAAGTTGACAACATCGCAGAAGTGACCGCAAGTGCAGCCATTGACGCAGGCGCAAAGATCAAGAGTGCCGCAAGCGGAAAGGCCGTCACTGCCTCGACCGCAAGCGATGTGGTCTATGCCATCGCCCTCGAAGCTGCCGCAGCCGCGAACGATGTCATCAAGGTAAAGCTCGGCTATGCCGGTGTCATTTCGGGTTAATTCAAAAAAGGACGAACAACATGAAGAAGATGACTAAAATCGCTATCGTGCTTCTCTCTCTCGTGTGTGCTCTGTGCTCCTTTGCGGGTGCAGACACGCTTACCGCCTGCGGCGTTCCGCAGATTGTCGCCGAAGTTTTCGGCTCTGACGGTGGCGTTCTTGCCGCTGGCTTGCTCCTCCCGATTGGCGTGCAGCAGACCGACCTT